GTTGATCTCGAGGTTCGGGCCGCACACCGCGCTGGCGTTGTCAACCATCATGCGGGCGGCGTTGGCCACAGTCATCTGCGAGTCGCGCATCGCCTCTGGGAGCGCGGCGCCGAGGAGCGACGTGTCGGTCTCCTCGTAGATGAAGACGTGGTCCGGGCGGGCGTGCGCTTCGTACGGGGTGATGACGGCCTTAAAGACGAAGGTATCGATGCCAACTATGTTGGCCTCGTAGAGCTTCCCGTCTTCGGCCTTGACGCCGCACGCGATGAGGTCGGCGCCGTGCACCGTGCCCCACCACTCGTACATCTCGTACTTGCGCCCGTTGAGATTGGAGATGTTCGCGCGGTCGGTCACCCGGGCGCTGCGCAGCTCGGACTCCCACCACTCCTCGACGTAGTTCCCGGAGCGGTGCGTGGCGAGGAAGCTGGCGATCTCGTCGGCGTCGTAGTCCGGCAGGGCCTTAAGGTCCTCGATGCCGGCGGACGACATGACGTGGCGGAGGTAGAACCCCTCGGTCTGCGACATCGTCTTCGCCGACATGTCGGGGTAGTAGTCCCACGGGTTCACGTAGACGTAGTACGGCGACCGCTCGGTGATCTCGATCGCCTTGTACGTGCCGTTCTCCTGCTTCCACGTGCGGCGCTTGATGAGCTTGGTGTGCGGGCCGGTGGCCACGCCGTAGCTGTACAGCACGCCGGAGAAGACCACCTGCCTGGAGAGGCTGATGTGGTCCATCTCGGTGAGCTGGTCGTTCATGCGGGTCTCCATCCGGTACGCGCGGGTTTTCGCGTACTCCTGGATGGCGCCCTCGATCTCTTGGTCGGTCAGCGGCTCGGTCGACCCTTCGCCGGCGCGCTTCGCCTGGAGGGCGTTTAGCACTTCCTGGGTCTCGGCCAGGCCCAGCTCGGGCATCGGGCTCGGCGCCACGCCCCAGTTCTTCTCGGTCTGGGGGAACATCATCTCCATCAGCCGGGAGACGGTGCCGATCACTGCGCGGCGGGTAAGCCGCGGGTACGCGCGGGATTGCGTCTCGAGCAGCCCCTGCTCCACTTCAGGGTCCCATTCGCCGTTGAATTGGCGAAGGTTTTTCATCATCTGTTCTTCTTTCGCCCGGCGGTCTTTCTTGTAGTCCCCGAAGGCGTCCCACATGCGCTGGCCGAACGCCCTGACGGCGGACGTGTTTCGCTGCTGGTCTTGGTTCTTGGCCATGAATGGTTACCTGTGGGTGTATGATCCGGGCTTTACGCCGCCCTGTGTGAACCGGGCGCGCTGATGTAGCCGGGCGGCGCTGTCGTCGTGAAAGCCCTTCAAGTATAGCAGGTCTGCGTACTGACCCGCTTCCGCGACGTGGCTGTGGAAGTTCTTGGCGGGGGCGTCCGACTCCTCCCCCTTCCTACTTATCGGGTAGTGGTACCCGCCGGCCAGCGCGCGTGCGTACCCGCGGGCCGCGTACTTGTCGACCTGGAAGGCCGGCTCCCCGCCGAAGTTGCGGGTCAGCCAGTGGTCGGTGGCGCCGATGCGCGCGACCGGGTCGTTGGTGTGGGCGAGCCGGATCTTCTTGAATCCGTGCTTCTTGAATATCTTCAGCGCAGTGTTCTCGACGTACTGGTCCGGGGTCCCGCCGCTCGGGTCGCCGGTGACGAACAGCCGGGCGTCGTGGTACTTGTCGTTGAGCATTGGCTTGAGCCGCTCCTCGATCATCCGTTCCAAGCCCATGCCCTTCGTGGAAATCGAGGCCAGTGTGAGGATGTTGCCGAACGGGCCTTGCTGCTTCAGCGTCACCGCAGGGGTCAGCCCGAAGTCGGCCGAGATCACGATGGCCTTGTGCGGGTTGGCCTCGAGCCCGCCGCGGGCATGGATGGTCGGGTCGAACTCGCCGTGCACCGGGGATCCGGCCGTGCTCTTGCCGTACTTCCCGTGGACGTACATGTCGATGAACGCCTTCGACTTGTTCTTCGCCAGGTTCTGGTAGTAGTTCGGCGGGAGGTTGTCGAGGTTCTCCGCGTACGGGCTCAGGCCGCTGGGCTGGATGAACGAGTCCCAGCCGTTGGTCTCCCCGTCAGGCATCTCCCTGCCGAAGTGCTCCTCCTCCTCAACGCGGGTGTCCAGGCCCTCCGCCGCGGCCCACCAGAAGGTGTCCATGGTCGGCGGGTTGGTGTCAGCCCAGATCCCGCACCAGGTCTGCTTGCCGTGGGTCTCGTCGTTCGGGAACCGCTCGATACGGCCGTCCAGCGCCTCGAAGATTTTCCACGGGATCTCGCGGCACTCGTTCAGCCACGCGCCCGTGAGCTCGAGCGACAGCAGGTTCTTGATGTCCTGCTCGTCGTCCAGCGCACGGAACATCACCTCGCAACGCAGGTCGCCGATCTTGATGAAGTAGGTCTTCGAGGTGGAGTGCCACACCCCGATGCTCCCATTTGGGAACCAGTTCATCCAGGTCTTGATGGTCGTATCGCGCAGCTGCGGACCGGTGTTCCGGACGATCGCGAAGCGCGTGTGCCGGAACCCGTCGGGGGCATGCGCCTGCTCCGCCGCGCGGCGCGGCACCTCGATCGTGCACGCGGACGACTTCCCCGATCCGAACGGGCCGACGGCCAGCCTCCACCTGTTGTTGCTGCGGAGGAAGGCCGACATCACCGGCCCGGGCGACTTGAATTTCACAGCTCTGGGTCCTTGTCGTCGTGGCGGTGCGCATCCGTGATCGCCGCGTGCAGCTTGCACGCCTCGAGCAGCCCGAGGAACTCGGTGAACTTCTGCGGGGCGCCGAAGGTCACGATGCTGTAGTCGTCCGGCATCGAGCACATGACGTACGCGGTGAGGTACGTCTCCTTCGACCCCTCGATGACGTCTGCATACTGCCGCAGACCCTCCGCGACGACCTGGTTTGGCGTCATCTGCGAGTGCTGCGTCGCGAGACGCAGGATGTCAGTCTTCTTCGGCTCCGAGCTGTCCGTCATCTTTTCCTCCCATCGGTGCAAGAACCCCGTCCACTCCCGGGACCAGGTCCAGAATGTCAGCATCGGGGGCCGGAGCATTTGCGCTAACCGTTATGCTCCGCCCCCTATCTGACTCCCCTCCCCCCAAATCTATGTGCAGGTGGAACCCGCCCTGCGACACTGCCGTGTCCTTCTTCGCCGGCTCGAGGTCTCCCATCTTCGCCACCCACTGGATCAGGCTCGCACGCACGTTCGCCGGGGCCTCCGGGTCCGTGGCGATCGAGTACCCCTCCTCGAGCAGGTCCTCCGCCATCAGGCGGGCCTTCGTGCGGAACGTGAGCCCGGCCTCCTTCAGCTCGGCCTCGGCGGTCTTCAGCGCGCGCTTGAACAGCTCGTTGCCCATCAGGGCGACGGCGCGCTCCTCGTCGACCCCGTACTTCGAGAAAATGCTGTTCGCATCGTCGATGCTGAGCACCAGCTCGTACGGGAGCCGCGCGTCGAACGTCACCCCCGCAAGCGTGATGCGTCGCCCGCCCGTCGGGTGCGTGGTGGTGCGCCGCTCCTCCGCGAACCACTCATTGACTGGAGTCTCGTCAGCCATGGATCACCCCGTACGCTGTGACGCCTGTGTCTGTCGGCTGCTGTGTGAGAACGTTGTCCCACACCCCGCCGGTCTCACTTATCGTCATCGCAGGCACGTCCGACACCGTGAACTCGCCCTGGAACAAGCGTGCCTGTGTGCCTGCGCCCCCGGTGTATGCGAGCCGGAGCGTGTACGTCGAGCCGTCCTGGGTGAGCCGCAGGTCGACCCACGCCTGGTCCTCGGCCTCCGACAGGAGATGGGCACTACTCAGCGGGGGGTCCGAGAGATCGGCCAGCTCTATCTTCGTGTCCCCAAGGTACGTCACACCGCTGTAGAACCGCACCAGCAGCCCAAGGCCGTAGTCCGGGTCGAACGTCGCGTCCGCCGGGCGCCACGGGCGCACTGTAACGTGCACACCGCCGGCGCTCGCGCACCGCACGCAGCTGAATCGCTGGATGAACTCCTGCATCGCTGCCCAGTCGTCGTTGATCCCCGCGGAAGTTATCGACGTGTCGTAGGTGTGCGAATACTCGAACTCGGCCTCATTCACGACATCGTGGTCGTACAGCGAGAACTCCCCCGTGCCCGTGAGCCCGCCTCCGGTGCTGGCGTCGTAGGACCCAAATGTGTACCCAAAGCACCCCGCGGTCCTGTCAGAATTGACCGACGCGTACGACCCTACGATCGCCGAGTCGAACGCTGTAAAGTCGATCGGCGCAGCGGCACTCGACGTTCCTGACTCCGTCACGTCAACTATACTGCCAGAGGCCGACGAGATGTAGCGGAACCATCTGACGTGGTACGTCCCGTCCTCACGGATGTACCCACCTAGCGGAACGGCTGAACCCGAAGAGGATCCCGTGTCGTAGGTCTGGTCCAGTACCCCATCGACGTACGTCCGGAGCTCTATGTTCCCGCTCGTAGTGTCCGTGATCGCCACGAGCGTGTTCGTCCCGTTGAAGTCGGTGCGCAGCTCGATAGTCGAACTGAACGAACCAATCCCAGCGAGCGTCTCCGTCTGCGCTGTGAGCCATGCCTTACTCACGGAGTCCCAACGCTCGAGTGCCACTGTGTAGTCGACCGCGTCTGTGTAGCTGTTCGCCACGTGGAGCACGCCGCCCTCGAGCTGTACGAGCGGCTTCGCGAACTTGTCCCACGCGTACGTGCCGCCGGACATCGCATTCGACGCTGTGTTCCCTGCGGCGTCACTGTCAGGCCTGTTCTCCAGCTCGGACGCCCAGAACGCCGTGGCCGCGCTGTCCGAAGTCGCGGTGGACTTAATCACCGCCACCGTGCTGGTGGCATTCGCATCGAACCCGAAGGTCCACGTGGCAGTGTCGGCCTGGAACTGCGCCTGCTGAATGTCGGTCTCGTACAGATCCGGATCCAGCGCGATGTAGGTGCTAATAGCCCACCAGAATCCAGCGCCTGCGAGAATCTCGATGCGCACTGTGGCGAAGCTGTCGAAGCAGTGCACGTACAGTGTGCCATCAGGCAGTGGCAGCCGTGTGACCTGATACGGTGCGCCCTTGTCCGCGATGGACCGCGCGAGGGCGAGATACTTCTCGCCGCCGCTGTCCAGCTGGAGTATGCGCAGGGTACGCAATTAGATTTCCCCCATGTCCTTGGAGAGTTTGCGGAGGTCTTCCTCATCGCACGGGGTGATGGGGACCGAGCACTGGTACGGGTGCTCCTCGTATCGGTACTCCGTGCGGATCCCGCGCGTGGGCACGAACGTACCCTCGCAGGGTACGACCGGCCCGTACTCGACTTCGGCGAAGTGCTCCGCCTCGCCCTCTTCGTCGTCCGTCATGTCGCGCAGGCTCAGCGGCGCGTACGGGCGCACGTGCACAGCGAAGTCGATGGCCTTGCGCGCGGCCCAGAACCCCCCGATTCCGAGTACCGCGCCCAAGGCCATGCCGAGCCAGTGGCCCAGCGTTATTGCCTCCCCACCAAAAACCATGACTCCCCTCCCCATCAGCTGTGATCTGGTACGTTCGCCAGCGTTGCCAAAGCGTGGGCCAGGTTAAGCGAGGCCTGCGCGTACTGCATCGCTGCGCCGGCGTTCGTGTGTTCCTTCGAGGCCTTTCTTGCCATGACTGCGATCACGTCCTCGATCTCGTTCTTGGTCTCGGTCTTCATGGGTTCTACCTCCATGGTTGATGTGGCACATGCCACAGTGACACTGTAGCACGGCTCGAGCGCGGGCTTGCTAATTCCGGGGTCCGGACCCCGCTATTGGTGCAGATTTCGTAAGGTATTGATTTGGTACGGCGAAAGCGATCCAGTATGGGGACCCGCGCGGAAGTGGGAATGGGACCCCGGAAATGGTGGACCTGGGTCCCTGTGTACGTGAGGGGGGTGCACAGGGGCACGCGCGCGCAGGGGGATTTCCCCCAAGTGGCCTGGCGCACAGGGAAAAGGGGACCCGGTCGCGCTGTGCCGCAGGCGGCCGGTGGGGGTGGGGAGGGGCGGCCGAGCGCTGGTTGCCTAGCGTTTTCCCTGTGGGCATGTGGGCTTAGCGCACCGTGGCACAGGGAGACAGCGGCGCACGCGGTCGGCGTCCTGGTCGCAGGCTGCCTAAGGAATAGGCAATATGTGACATTGTGTGACTGTTGGCTGGTATCCAGGGGTTCTAGGCAAGAATGCCGGAAACGGGGCGAGCTACCATTCCCGCTATGCAATCAACCACTTGGAAGACTGTGAAGTGGCGGTGCCTAAAAAAGAGGCAGGCTAAGTGCCTGTTTTCCTGGCAACTATCCAGGTATCCAGGTAGGAAAGTGTCACTTTGTACTGTAAAAAGCCTTATGAATCTGTTGAGTATCCAATAAGGCAAGTTTAGTAGGGGTAGAGCTATACGCGCGCGACCTGGACTGTGACACAGTGTCAACTGGCCCGAAACGCCCCTAATATGGAAATAGCCTCAAAACGCCTGGATACCTGGATACCTCTTTTAACTACTTGAATCCACGCGCAAAATGATAGTATCCAGGTACAAAGTGGCATTTGCCTGCTGGATACCCGTAAACAATCAACGACTTGCGCGCACCCGGCCGATTTCCCTGTGAAACAATGTCACAGCCCCGCAGGCAGTGAGCGGGCGCTACCACTGATTCATAAGGAGAAATCGTATCCAGCCGGCCGACGGGCGGTATTGCAGTTTCCCGGCCGCCTGACGATAATGGTTCAACTGTCAGCGCTGTGCTGGCAGCCTACCTAACCCGGAGAACGCACCATGCCCACCCACGCCACTGTGATTGAGACCGCCGACTCGTTCAAGCTCGTGCCCTCGTTCGACCCTGAGGCCTTCCCGCTTTTCGAGTCCGATGACGCAGACGACGTGCTGGCTTTCTGCCAGGCGCACGGGATCATCGCGCACAGCGTCAACGCGTAGGGTCGGACGTGCGTGGCATCCTTGCGGGTGCCACGTGCGGGCGGTCTTGCCCACTCACGGAGAGACACATGGACAACGCGGTAATCCTCAGCATCGGGCTGAACGTAGGCGGCGCCGAGCCGGAGCACCAGATGCGCAGCACGCTCTCAATCCTGGACTGCATTGGGACCATTCGCAGGCACCAGATCATCAATGGCGAGTGGGAAGGCGTGAAGGAGCGCACGATCCACGCGTTGGTCGAGTTGCCCGGCTTCGTGGGCGAGTGGCCAGACGTTGAGGTTGAGCAAGTGGTCGCGGCAGCCGCGCGCGTGCTCGGGCAGGAGTGCATCGCGGTGCGCAAGGCGAACCCGAAGCACGTAGACCCTTGGACGCTGGTGTATGCTGACGGGCGAGTGACCGTCGGCGGTACGGTCGAAGAGTTTCCGCCCTTCGGCAAGTAGTAGCGGCGCTCGGCGTACAGGGTAGCGCGCTACCCTGTGCGAGGCGCACCGCCTCTCACAAGGAGTTTAGCTATGGACGCACGCACAAGGTTTGCCGAGGCCGCCGACAGGGCGTGGAGTTGGTCGATTGACACTTTCAACCAGGAGCTAGGCGAGGATCCGTTCCTGGCCTGCGGTGTCGCCTATGACACGGCGACGCTGCAGGAAGCGCAGGAACGGGCTGGGTTAGTCAAGGGGGCCGAGTGATGGGCGCTTTGTGGAATTCGGTCGGCGGCGCGCTGCGCGTCGCAGGCGTGGAGGATTTCGGCTTGCTGCTCAGGCTGCGGGAGGACACGAAGGCCTCACGCACGCACGGGCTGCCAGTGTATTCACTGCACGCGAAAGGGTCCGCGCAACGGTCGCGGTGCATCATGCAATTTGTCTGGCTGGAAAAGGGGGGCGAGTGATGGCACAGGCAACCATGGTCGAAGCGCTGGGGCTGCTGGGTGATGAACTACCCTGCGACCGTATCATGCGCGTTATGCATGAGGTGGGTGTCAGCCCGGACGGCAAGGTTGAAAGGCGGATAGTGGCAGGGCTCATCCTGACCCTTCGCTCCGCGGGGTGGGTGCTGGTCGGCGCGAGTGACGGCGATTACTGGTTGGAGTCCAGCGACGCGCGCGAGTGTATGTCCTTCGTTTTCGAGCGGGTCAGCAACACAACGTTACGCTTCGTGCAGGAAGGGTGCAGGCGCGAGCGTGGGGTGTTTCTGGTGCCCGGCAATGGGGTGGACATCGTCACGGACTACCACATAGCGCCCATATTCTCGGACGTGCTGGACGGGTTTGACCCGGAAGTCTACGCGTAGTGTTTCGCGTACAGGGTAGCGCGCTACCCTGTGCGAGGCGCACCGCCTCTCACACAAGGACACAGGAACGTGAACACATATTTGATAGGCTTCGCGGCGGACTACGAGCCCGCGTCGATCCTCGGCGCGAGCGTGTTTGTCTCGGACCAAGTGACGGCGTTTAAGCGCCTGTTGGGCGAAGCCCGCGGCACTTGGCGCTGGGAGTGGGTCGAGCTCTGGCGTGTTGACGGCCAGAGCCTCGTCATGGTGGCCACGGCGAACGACACCGACCGCGGCCCGCGGGTGTTTCTGGAAAAGGAGGGTAAGTGATGGCACAGGCACGCAGGAGGGCAAGCATCAGGGCGCGCAGGCGCGAAGCTGCGCAGGCTAAGCGCAGGCGCGAGGACATCGGTTCGCTGCGCCTCTCGTTCATTCTCGGCGCGCTGCGCAACGGGGGTCAGGCATGAAAGACGCATTCTTGCTAATGGTCGCGACCGCCGGCATCCTTGCGGCCGTGGTCATCGTCGGCGTGTGCGTGTGGGCCGCGCTAAACCTCGGTGAGATCATGGCGGACGTTATCCGCGCGATGATCCCGACCGCCTAGGGGCTTGACAGCTGAGGCGCATCAGAGTATGGTGCGCCTTCACGGTCAAACCCGGCCGACAACATGGAGCGCAGGAAGTGAGCAAACGCGAGAAAGGATACGCAAGGGAGCGCGCCATCCGCATGACAGCGTACGCCGAGCGGGAGCGCGAGCAGAATGCGGAGGTGCAACGGAGGCTAGAGGCCAGCGGCATACCCGAGGGTATGGTGCTGGTTAAGACCTCGACCCACCACTGCAAGCGCACGG